CGGGACTGCCTTCTACAACTACTTTTCGTCCGTCAGGATCCTTCGCCTTGGTGGGCAGAATGGTGGAGCCGGTTAGCTTCAAAAGATCCTAAATCACAACTATTAGTCATTTCCCACTCTTACGAACTATTTATTTCTGATAAGTCATCAGATCTGGAGTTAATTCTATGTCTTCACTATTAGAAGAAGCGATTGTAGACGCTAAAGCCCTCAAAGAAGCCGCCCTCAAAAATGCAGAGGCGGCCGTATTGGAGAAATATTCGGTTGAAGTGAAGGGCGCCCTAGACACCTTATTAGAGCAAGACGACCTGGCCCTTGGGGATGAAGAAGATACAGATGTTGATCCAAAACTCACAGAATTTATTGAAGATATCCCGTACGCCTTCCAAAACGAAGAAATAGAAGCCCCTCCTCAAGAAGAAATTATTGAGATTGATTTTGATGCTCTTAAAACTCGTATTGCTGAAGAAGAGGCAGAGGGTATAGAACCAACAGTTGATGAGATGGCGAGTTCTGAGGAAGTAGCACTAGACTTGGCCGAAGGCGATGTAAATCCTGACGTTGATGCTATGGAGCGGGACGAAGACGAAGCTGAAAAGTCATCAGCCGCCGCCAGTGCAACTCCCACCAACCCCCTTGAAGAAGACGAGGACATTGATCTTACAGAAGAGATGTTATCGGATTTAATTGAAGAACTAGTTGTCGACATGACTCCGAGGCCCCAAGGATGGGCTTCTGTGAACTCTGCCGACAACAGTATCGAGCAGGCCAACAATGATGCTATGGCCGATGCCCAGGCTGCTCACCTGGAAGAAGAAGAAATCGAAGAGGAAGTCGGCACGGCCGGCGACGTTGTATCCGACGCAGAGCTTTATGAGTCCAAGATTTCCCAACTTACAGAATCAACAAGGGAGCTTCGTGCTCTCTTAATTGAAGCCAAGGATCAACTTACTAAGTTGAACTTGGAAAACGCCAAGCTTGTTTATCAAAACAAGGCTTTGAATAGCGCCTCCTTGAATGAGCGACAAAAGAAACAAATTGTCGAAGCTGTTCAATCTGCCAATTCGGTTGAAGAAGCCAGTATGATCTATGAAACAATTCAAAACGCAGTGGGGGCTCCTACCGACAGTAGAGGACGCCCACAAACACTTCGTGAAGCAGTTCAAAGACCTACGTCGCTTTTGATCAATTCGAATTCTAAGAAAAACAACACGGCAAGTAGCGATCCAAAAATGGGTCGCATGCTGCGTTTAGCAGGTTTGAATAAAAAATGACATTCAACATAACTATAGGAGGTTTATAATATGTCCATCGTTCAGAAATTAACTGAAGGCATTGTTAATCGAGATCTCTCTACAGAAGGCGCTGCGCTCATCTCCAAGTGGGAAAGCACAGGACTTCTAGAGGGAATCGGTGATGATTCCAACCGAAACGGTATGGCCCGTTTGCTTGAGAACCAGGCAAAAGAGTTACTCCGTGAGTCCAGCAGTATGGCTGCTGGTGATGTCGAGGGTTTTGCGGCTGTCGCATTCCCCCTCGTCCGCCGTGTATTCGGCAATCTGATCGCCAACGATCTCGTTAGCGTTCAACCGATGAGTTTGCCCTCGGGCCTCATCTTCTTCCTCGACTTTATCTATTCACCAAATGTCGGGAACGTCGGTGAGGTGACTTCTCGTCTCGGCAACGTTGCTAATGAGTCCATTTATGGTGGCGATGAGGTTGGTTCACAGATCACCGGCGGCATCAGTCTTGGCGGACAGTTCGTTTCGCGTGGTCCTTATTCTTTGAATAATGGCTATTCGTCTCCGACAGGTTCCACAACGCTGGAGTTCGGCGGCGGAATTATTACTCCGCTACAAAAAGGCACCTATGGTGCTGGCGATACCACGCTGGATCGCCTATGCCAGTATGACCCGGATCTTACTTCCGGCTCGTCTCTTGTAGCGTTCTATGAAGTCCCAAGGGTCCTGCTCACCGGCTCGACGACGACAACTGAGTTCAACTTTGATGATCTCATCGCGTTGACTGTTGATACTGCTCGAGACCATTCCCTCAGCGCCGGCACGTCGGCCGTATCTGGTACGCAGTTGCGGCGACTGACTCAGTTCTCGTCCTCTAATGGACAGCCTGATCGTGATAACAGTGTTATTGTTGGCTTCTTGGCCAGCACCACGCTCCTCGCGCTGACCGCTTCTCTTGAGAATGGCGTGCTCAATAACGCGATAAAGGATCACGGTCTGACGTTCCCATCTGTTGATCGCTTTACGAATGGGGCCGCACTCGGTTCCGTTGTAGGTGCTCAGACATGGGGCCTCGAAGGTGAGGCTAACATCCCCGAGATCGACATCAAGGTCGATTCCGTGGCTGTCACAGCTATCACCAAGAAGCTGAAGGCTAAGTGGACTCCGGAGTTAGGACAAGATCTTAACGCCTACCATAACCTTGATGCCGAGGTCGAGCTCACTCAGATTCTGTCTGAGCAGATCGCTCTCGAAATCGATCGTGAGATCCTCGACGATCTCGTCCGTGGCGCTGCTGCGGGCGTTCGTTATTGGTCTCGATCCCCAGGCCGTTTCCTTAATCGGGAGACTGGTGTGGAGATTGGTGCGGCTTCAACCCCTGACTTCACGGGTAACGTGAGTGAGTGGTATGAGACCCTCATTGAAACCATCAATGATGTCTCGGCACAGATCCACCGGAAGACTCTCCGTGGTGCTGCCAACTTCGTCGTCTGCGGACCTGAAGTTGCCAACGTCATGGAGTTCACCGCCGGTTTCCGTGCTAATGTGACTGCTGATAGCGACCGCGGCGACGCGGGGGCTGTTAAGGTTGGTTCCCTTTCGAAGAAGTTCGACATTATTGTCGATCCTTACTTCCCGCGTAACTTGGTCCTCGTTGGCCGCCGCGGAAGTAGCTTCCTTGAGAGTGGCTATGTGTATGCACCTTATGTGCCGCTGCAGACCACACCTACGATCTTTGGTGTTGAGGACTTCGTGCCCCGTAAGGGAGTCATGACTCGATACGCCAAGAAGATGGTCCGTCCAGATATGTACGGCCTCGTGGTTGTCGCAGATCTTGTGGGTGGCTGATATCAGCCTAACCTAGCATAAGGTCAAAATAGTTAAAGCCCCGTCTCTTTTGAGGCGGGGCTTTCTATTTAGTAGTGAACTAATATCGGAGCTTCTAAGTGGCCATACCAAAACTAAATCCCGCATCTACATCCAATGCCAATGTACTTTCAGTCACCGGGAGCACTGCTAATGTGGTGGCTACGCTACCCTTTGGAATGTATGGGGGCTCCAATGCGTTTTTATCAGGCGCCGCCGATCAAGTATCTTATACTTACAAGAAATTGGGAGGAGATGTTCTAGACATCGAGCTCACCGAGGGGAATGTTTATTCTGCCTATGAAGAAGCTGTTTTAGAATACTCTTATTTATTAAATCTGCATCAAAGTAGAAATTCTCTTTCGAGTTTACTTGGCGCTCCAACTGCCTCCTTTGATCAAGATGGCGCAATTGTATCCGGAGACGCCTTATCGGGCTCCAACGTTGAATTAGCATATCCTAAATATGATTATGGATATGCTCGCCGCGTAATGGAGGGTATTGCTACAGACACAGCAATTGGAGGTACCCTTCCTATATATTCGGGCTCAATTAATAGGGTGGTTGGCCAACAAGACTATAATCTACAGACTCTCCTGTCCGCATCCTCAGTTACCGACACTAGTGAAGCATATGCCGGCCGTATTGAGGACAAAAGAATCATTATTAGAAAAGTATTTTTTAAAACTCCGCGTGCAATGTGGAGATTTTATGGATATTATGGAGGTTTTTCAGTAGTGGGGAACATGAGAACTTACGGCCAGTATGCCGACGACTCTACTTTTGAAATTGTCCCGACCTGGCAAAATAAGCTGCAGGCCATGGCATACGAAGATGCTCTTTGGACTCGGACCTCTCACTATTCGTATAAACTTCAGAACAATATGTTAAGAATATTCCCCGAACCCCAGATGGAGACACCAGAAAAGTTTTGGATCCAGTTTTCTATCCAGAATGATTATAAACCATGGGAAGATAGTAATTCCGGAGCCACAGGAGCTGACGGTATTAATAATATGAACACTCTTCCGTTCCAAAACATTCCATTTGAAAGTATTAATTCTATCGGAAAGCAGTGGATTCGCCGGTTTGCGCTAGCATTGACAAAAGAAATGCTAGGACAAATTAGAGGGAAATTCTCAGTAGTACCAATTCCAGGAGAAAGTGTGACACTGAATTTTGCGGATCTTCTTAGTCAAGCCAAGTCCGAGCAAGAATCTCTTAGAGAAGAATTAAAGACAATTCTTGATGAGATGACATATGAGAAACTCGGCACGTATGATGCATCTTTACAGGATTCTACCAAGAAGGTGACCGAGAATATCCCCGCTGGCATTTTTGTAGGTTAGCTGAATGCCCAATAGCAAGAGGACTCAGAAACAAATCCTTCAGGGCAAAGATGCCCATAATGATAATATTGCAGATACAAAAATAGCTGCAAAGATTAAAAATATTGAATTTGCGCCGTCATCTCTAGAAACCATAGATCAAGCGATGCTCCGGTATATAGATGATACACTAAATTTATCTGTTACCACCAACGAGGGCTTTAAAAAGGTGCCAGTCTTGTGGGTCACAGCCGAAAGGGCCTATCAATTAAAGCACAATAAAGAACTTCGAGATTCAGAAGATACCCTCATTTTGCCTTTAATTACCATCAACAGGACAAGCATAGAAAAAAATCCAGCGTCAGAGTATGCGGTGCCTGCCGCAAACATCCCAGAAGTCCGGGACGCTTTGGGGGGCAGTATTACAATTGCACGAAGGATAAATCAGAAAAAAACAGCTGAATTTCAAAATGCTTATTCTAAAAGAAAGTTTGGGCGCCAAACCTGGCCAGACGTAAAGCCAGGCCGCGTTGTTTATAAAACTGTGTCCATTCCATTTCCCACCTGGGTTGCATTAAATTATGAAATCTCCGTGCGCACTGAGTATCAGCAACAAATTAACGAGATTTTGAGAAAGTTCATCAGACAAGGAGGTCTTAACCGGATGCCTTTTAGAATTGAACAAGAAGGTCACAAATTTGAAGCCTTTATAGATGGCTCGCTGACTAACAATTCGAACGTTTCCAATCTTGGAATGGCCCAGCGTAATTATGAGACTCTCATAAAGATAAAAGTGTTAGGATACTTGGTTGGAGATGGCGATAATCAAGAGCGTCCGAATATAGTGGAAAGAGAGAATGCTGTAGAAGTTAAGATACCCCGAGAAAATGTTATTTTTGGAAATATTCAGGACTTCTTGGATAATTCAGGCTTTTATAAAGAGTAAAAGTTGTTTCAAGATTTATTTTACTATTTATCTTTGAACATAATGAACATAAAGTTCTTGTAGGAGAGATTACAAATGCCAGTAGATAGTTTTAGATTTGTATCGCCGGGCGTTTTTATTAACGAAATCGATCAGTCCCAGGTCGCCCGCTCAAGCGGTGGCGCATCCGGACCCGTTATTTTTGGAGTGGCCGAAAAAGGGCCAGCGCTGATCCCCACCAAAATTTCAAGTTTTTCAGAGTTTGTAAGCACATTCGGTAACCCCATCCCGGGCTCAGACGGTGTTTCGGATGTGTGGAGAATGGGCAACTATTCTAACCCCACATACGGTGCATATGCCGCCCAAGCATATCTTGCTAATGGGGGTCCTATAACCTTTGTAAGATTAGTAGGAGATCAAGACCCCGCAGGCACAGATAAAGCCGGCTGGGAAGTTGGCCAAGTCAGCGCCGGCGGTACCGCAGGAACATATGGCCTCTTCATTGCTGGAACTGGTTCTAACACCGCTGAAGGTGTTTTGGCAGCCGTTATTCACTGCAAGAACTCTGCGAGTGTTTATATTAAAGGCCGCACCATGGACTCCGGCGACTCTGCCACATATACGCTCCAGGGAGCGTTCCAGAAACCTGGATCAGTGACTTCCGCCGATGGTACCGCATGCGAATACAAGCTTCTTATCTCTAGTTCCACCACGGGCCGCACCGAGGAGACTACTTTTAACTTTAAGCCGACAAGTGCGCGGTATATTCGAAAAGTTCTTAATACTAACCCACACTTATTAAATTCAAGCATCACACCTGCTGCAAACCTAAAGGACTACTTTTTAGCCGAATCCTTTGATCGACTTGTAGTTGACAATGTTTCAGGCTTCGATAGTGCTACTGTAACTTCGACTAATTTGTCGGGCACATATGGGATTGTTTTGGGCCTTAGCACTGGATCCGCTTATGGTGGATATTTTAAGGGTAAGTATGAAAATCCCGCAACTCCGTGGATTGTCGGCCAGGACCTTTCTGATGATGTAACCAACTTTGATATCAACAGCAGTGTTCAAAGGCTTTTCCGAGTGGTTTCTAAGGAGGGCGTTGAGTATGCCCAGTCTCATTTCAAAATATCCATCTCGGATGTGAAACAATCCCCCAACCCTCAGTTTGAGAACTATGGTACTTTCACCTTATTGGTAAGAGATATCCGCGATACGGATGAAAACCCGGTTATTCTTGAGCAGTATAATAATTTGAACCTTAACCCTGCATCCAACAACTTTATTGCAAAGAGAATTGGTGACAGGAGTTACGAATACGATACCACAAACCAGAAATGGAGAGAGCTGGGACAGTACCCGGTTCGTTCTAATCTGATTCGCGTGCAGCTTGATGAAACTGTTGATAACGGTGATCATGAGGCATCTTTGCTTCCCTTCGGATTCCGCGGCGTTCCCATTTATACCCCGTTTAATCTTCAAAGCGGCTCGGCCCATGCACTAGCATACGGTCTCGATGCATCGGGATCTCTCGATAGTAAATGTATTGTAGCCTCCGGTATTTCGGGCAACCTCCCGAATCTGCGCTGGGACACTCTCACAGACGTCAGTGGAATCCCCACTGCTGCAGCCTATATGGGCGGCTACGGCGGCTGTCAGTTCCTGACTGCCAGTCTTGCGTTCCCGGATCTCCCCCAGCGACTCTCTTCTTCAGACGGCCGCCTTAAGAAGACCACAAAAGCTTTCTTCGGTTTAACGACCAATCAAGCAGCCAACACACTGGTATTTGATGGAGTAATCAGAGATCTTGTAAGGATTAAGCCCCTTAATATCGCCGGCGCAAATGTGATTTTGAGCCCCGGGTTCTCTCTTGATGACCTAATATATGATGCGGGCGATGCTTTCCACAGCGGTTCCGATATTTTCATGTATTGTAACGGTGTTGTGGGAACAGGAAACCCCCTAGGCGCGACTGCAGGCGGAGACGCCGGCGGCAGTAATGTTCGCCGCGGAACGCCGCAAGGCGGACGACGCGACAACTTGTCAATGACGGCCGTGAGCAGCAGTTACCAAGAGGTTTTGATTCAGGGATTCGACAAGTTTACGATTCCCATGTATGGCGGCTTTGATGGGTTTGATATCTTTGAGAAGAACCCCTTCAATAACGAACGAGCGCTCACTGGCGAGTCAAAGACCACGGCCGCGTCCGCGGAGTACTATACTTTAAGAAAAGCTATAGACTCTGTGTCAGATGTAGATCAAGTCGACATCAACATGGCAGCAATGCCCGGTATTACTGATAGTCAAACTATGGATTTCTTGATTTCCATGGCAGAAGACCGAAAGGATACACTGGCAATTATTGATTTGGAAGGCGGTTATACGTCTTCGACGGAGAATACTGATACCTTCTCTGCCCGTAAGGGATCATCTGCGAATGTTGTTACGAATGTTGAAAGCAGAGAGTTTAATTCAAGCTACGCCGCGGCCTACTACCCATGGGTTCAGATCAACGATACCACATCATCGCGCAGAGTGTGGGTGCCCCCATCCACAATCGCTCTGGGCGTCCTAGCAGCGTCGTCTGCAAAGGCAGAACTCTGGTTCGCCCCCGCCGGTTTCAACCGCGGCGGTCTCAACAATAGTTCGGCTGGTCTCGCTGTAGTAAACGTCATTGAGAAGCTTACTTCCGATCAGAGGGACAACCTTTATGAAGTAAACGTTAATCCGATTGCTTCTTTCCCGGCAGAGGGAATTGTGGTCTTTGGTCAAAAGACGCTTCAAGCGACCCCTTCGGCCCTAGATCGCATTAATGTAAGAAGGCTGATGATTTACTTGAAGAAAGAGATTAGAAAGATTGCAAACGGCATTCTATTTGATCCCAATGAGAGAGTTACATGGGATAGGTTCCTTAATCAGGTTAATCCGTTCCTGGCCTCGATCAAGAATCGTTTTGGCCTCTCGGACTATAGGGTTATTCTAGATAGTGACACGACTACCCCGGACTTAGTGGACAGAAATATCATGTATGCAAAGATTCTACTGAAGCCAACCCGTGCTATCGAGTTCATAGCTCTAGACTTCGTGATTACCAACAGTGGAGTAGAGTTTTAATGAGGAATAATGGGGGGATTTAAGTTCCCTCACTATTTAATTTAAAGAGGATATTAAAATGGCAGAATTCTGGAGTTCAGCAACAACCGAGCCAAAACGCTCACATCGCTTTTTGGTTTCATTTGAGTTACCAAGTGGAACAAATAGCGAAATCTACGCAAGGACGTTTACGAAGCCCGCGTACACTATAGGTGTAACCGAGCATCAGTTCTTGGACAAGACTTTTTACTATCCCGGGCGCGTGACTTGGAATGAGATCACCATGCAGTTTGTAAATTCCCTGGTTCCAGACATGGATTTCGAACTCCAAGCTATTTTAGAATTATCTGGCTTTCAGCTTCCCAACCTCATCGCATCGGGTGGTTCAGTCCAGAATGCTGTTACAGTCAACAAGGCAGCTGCAGTCGCAGCCCTCGGCCAAGCCGTGAAGGTATCCGAACTCGACGGAGAGGGGCAAATCATTGGCTCCTATAAGCTCAACAATCCCTTTGTTACCTCCGTATCCTATGGAACACTAGATTATGCTACTGAAGATTTGTTAACGGTTGATATTAACCTGCGATATGACTGGGCTGTTTACTCGGTCGGCGGTTGATTAAGGGAGGGATTTCATCATGAGCATCCCCGGACCGACCCCGCCGGCAGCGAACCACTGGCCCGGTTTTTGGGATGACCCCTTCTTAGAGCCGAAACAACAACATCGTTTTCTTATCAATTTTCCGCTATTTATGCCATCCCCGGCCTTCATGGGCACCCCCACAGACACAATGCTTCTGGCCGATGATCTCATAAAAAATGGTCTCGAGCGCTGGGCCGACTCAACGAGCGGCTTTGCTCTCAGTCATGCTCAGGCAAAGTCAGTTAATAGGGCCACCGAGGCGAAGTTCAACGCCCATCTGAAGAAGAAATTTCCACCTAAGCGCGCTGAGGAAGAACCCGCTGCGGATCCCCCCGCCGCCGGCAGAGTAACACGTGCCGGGCCCTTTACCACCGTCGACGGCGCTCCGACGAAGAGTGCACCAGCATATGGTAACATCACAGCTAACGCCAAGGCGGCCTTGACCTTGCAGGATCTTGAGAGCGCAATCGTGGGCGCTCTTCGTCCGGTCCTAGGCGGCACCGGGTTGTCCACGACGGCCTGCGCGGCGTTCGTGAAGTCAGAGGCCGGGAAGTATAAAAGACTTTTCAATCAGAGGTCGAAATTGGGCCCCAACAATCCCGGCACGCTGTCGGGCACAAAGATCACGCTAAGAGTTGGCCAGTATTTGGGGGTTTCCTTCACGCCTCCAGCCCCCAATTATCAAAGGGGAACATATGAATTCAAAACAGGCGGAACGTCTATTTATAATCCAGCCAAAGATAGTTTTGATATGGGAGAAGCCAAACTTACTATGGTGACCTCTCTTCAAGATGATTTACATTTTTCTCTCAATCTATTATATTCAATCGCCATGCTAAGGGCTTCAATCGGGACTGGTATACCAACCGGATTTCAGTTGTTTAATGATCTTATCTATGCCAAGCTCGACCCCGACGACGGTGAATCGACCGACTTTGTAGAAGACCCGAACCGAATCCTGACCATTGTAGAATATGCCGCCAGAGGCGTCTCGAAGACCGGGCCACCCCCGATGACCGCGCCGATTCCGAACAGTGCAAAAGACGGTGTTCTCAAATCTACAATTGTTGGTATTCATAAACTACGAGATCCAATTATTAAAGGGGTCAACTATTCTGAATATTCGTATGGGGGCGCTGATTTGCTTAAGGTAACTATAACTTTGGGTTATGGTGAAATCAAACCTAATCGATTTTATTCATATGAGGTATATGATGATGACCCCTTGGCCGGCCGCCAGGGTCGATGGGACAATAAGTATCACACGCACTTCGGAGAGAGCTTCAATCGGCCCCCGAACAAGCTATTGTCGCGGCAACGTGGCCAGGACGGCGCGCCTGAGGGCTCTCTTGCAGCTTATTATACTAAGTTTCCAAACTGGTGGAGCGACAACGACGTCGCGCGATGGCGACTGCTTCGCCCGTTTCAAAAAGACATGGTGGATTTTCGACGGCCAACGGAGGTCGTTGGAACCCGGGGCAACCCTCACCTGGGCCGCGGCGAGCGAGAGACCCACATGGCTACGGGCGCCGGCCCGGCTTTTGAGGAGGGCCTCTCTAAACGTAACACCAGAATTCGCGAGATTGCAGCAACGTATGAAGGATATGCCCAACAACGTCAGGTGAAGCATTCACAGCTGTATTCAGCCCGGAAGAACGGAACTCGCGAATACAGTACTGAGCGTGAGGAGTATTCTATCCCGGGAGCAGACAAACTGAACTCTCTTACAACCGGCGCCGGCCGCTGGGCTGTATCGCCCGGATCACCGGACACGGCGGGTACCGGTCATCAAGGAGAAGGCACACCAGATCTAAATCTGCCGACGCGACCTGACTCAAGTACTCCGGATACTCCGGCCTAGAAAAACTTAATATTAAAAAAAAACTCATTACTGATATAATTATAAAAGAAAGAGAGGTGTCACTTGACACGTAGAAACAACGCAGACAGAGTGGGGGCCCCCCAACCTGATGCACCCAACATACCAGAAAATTTGTCATCTGAACAACATGCAGATCCTCTGTCATTTGTTGTTCCGACCGAATTTATCACACTTCCGTCCCAAGGGCAATATTATCCCGAAGGACATCCTCTTCACAATGAAGAGACGGTGGAGATAAAATTCATGACAGCAAAAGAGGAAGATTTATTAACCTCTAAATCCTTATTGGAAAGGGGCATTGTACTGGATCGGCTAATCGACAGTCTGCTCGTGAATAAAAGGCTTCAGTCGCGAGACCTATTGGTGTGCGATAGAAATGCTATCCTAATCCAGGCACGATCTTCGGGCTATGGTTCTGACTATACTACACAGATAGTATGCAAACAATGTACGGCAACAGATTCTTATCATTATGATCTTAATTCGGCAGCCGTTGAATTCCCTCTCGAACCAGCCGCTTTGTCAGAGATGTTGGTTGAGCACATCGGCCATGGCTTATTTAGAGCCACTATTCCAATGTCCAATGTGGAAGTCACTTTCAGACTTCTTAACGGTCACGATGAAAGAAGAATGACCGATAATTCTGAGAGACGCAAGAAGAAGAAGCAAGATGACCGTCTTATTACCGATCAACTAAAATTAATGTTGGTATCCGTGATGGGTCATGATGAACCAGACCTGATTAACAGGTTCGTTGAATCTCTACCACTAAGAGATTCCCGGTTTTTGAGAAAATTATATGAAACAGTAACTCCTTCAATAGAGTTACGACAGGAGTTTGTCTGTGCCGAGTGTGGGCACGAAGACGACATCAAATTTCCTTTTACAACCGACTTTTTTTGGCCTGACATCTGATTACCACGAGAATATTTATGAGCAGTTTTTCTTCTTGAAGTATTATGGTGGGTGGGGTCTTATGGAGGCCTATAATCTACCTATTAAACTGCGCGAGTGGTTTGTAAAAAGACTGAAAAAACAGCTAGATGCCGAAGCAGCGGCCATGAAGGGTTCGAGCAAGGGAGGCGGGGGATCTACATCCTTGGGCCCCGGCCTAAACGCGCCTCGCCAACGGAAGCCATCAAAATAGCTATTATTTAATAACAAACTAATTACTATATACTGAGGGATATCCATGTCTGACGAATTACAGCCCATTGTCATTAATCTAAACGCCAACAAAGAAGGTTTGGTCAACGAGAGCTGGCTAGCCATGTTTGGTGGCGCAATCGAAATGGTACTTAAGCGCATGTTCGGTGGTGTAAAGCCTTACGAAAGTAACGTTTCTGTAACAGGCACCCCATCACAGGTTGCAGCTTTTGGGACCGCCCTGGGGAAAGAAAAGAAATATATGGAGACTTTTCTTAAATACGGACTTAATGACCCTCGTTCATTTTCTTCGAAAGCACAATTAAATACGGCTATTGCTAATTTCGAACGAGAGACAAGTATTAAATGGCCATTTAATTAAAAGGAGGGGGTGAAATAAATGGCCAACGACAAAATATCACAAGAAGAGCTTAAGCTCATTACCAGCGCGCTTGAGAAGCAAAAGCAGAAGTTGGCTCTTACTGAAGCCGAAACCAAAGCCCTCAAAGATAATAACATTGAGCTCAATAAGTCTTCGCAACATTTGACAAATGACCTAAAGAACGCGGAACGTTATTTAGAAATAATGAAAGAGCGCCTCACCCTCGGCGGTAAGCTTAGTGATGTGATTGCTAAACAAAATGAAATGCGCAGCATCGAGGCGCGCCTGGCGGAGTCCAAACTCCGCGATACTAATGATTATATTAATAACTATGCAGAGAAGGAATTGCAGCTTAGAGCAGATATAAAGGCCATAGAGGATGAAATCCTGAAAATCCAGTACGACCAGCAGACGGTCTCTAAAGAAGAAGGCGACGAACTCACAAAAATACTTAAGAAAAAAGAGGACGAGCGCAAGAACAAGAAAAAAGATCTTGAGGATGGAAAGAAAAAACTACAAGAGCAAGAAGACCTGAACAAAGAGCTCACCAAAGAAGCTAAGATCCGGGCAGACGTTAGAGACAGCACAAAAAACATCCAAGGCTCTGTTAAACAATTTGCAAAAACCTTCCTTGGGGTTACCGACCTAAGCGAGAGTTTCTCCGGCCAAATGATAGAGGCGGTGCAGGCCCAGAAGGAGCTTCTTGAATTAGAGGGCGAAGCCGCGGATACATCGGGCACGGCTGCGCTGTTGAAGGTTATGAAGGATCTTAAGCAAGTCATGGATGACATGACGGATCCTTTGAAACTAAGCTTAATGTTCCTTCAGAAAGTCGCTGAGTCGACTGCTGGGTTTATAAAAAACCTAGACGGTGCTATAGGCGATTTCCGCAAAACCACAGGCATCACCAGTACCACAATGGGCGACATGCAGGAGAACATGGTGGATGTGCAAAGGGCCAACCTGCGATTCGGGGCCACACTTCAAGAAACTGGTGCTGCGCAGGCTGCCCTCGTGACCGAAATGGCTGCCTATACCACCATGAACGAAAAAGCACAGAAACAGGTTCTTAAGACTACCGTGCTGCTACAAGAGTTCGGTGTTTCAGCTGACACCACAGCACAGATCTTCGATCTCTTCACCAAGGGAATGGGGTACACCTCCGACGAACTTGAAGATCTCAGCCTTAGTTTAATGTCTACGGCAGATGCTTTAGGAATGCCACCACAGGTTATTTTCTCTGAATTCGCGGCTGCGTCGACAGAGCTTGCAAAGTACGGCGGGGACATGGAAGGTGTTTTCAAGGGTTTAGCGGAGCAGTCCAAGAATACGGGCATAGCTATCGGGGATCTAATTGGTATCACAAAGCAATTTGATACTTTCCGCGAAGCCGGCGAATCAGTCGGCAAGCTCAACGCTATTCTAGGCGGTCCATACTTAAATGCCATAAACATGGTATACATGACAGAAGCCCAGCGCGTTAAGGCCTTAAGGGAGAGTGTAAGGGCCTCGGGCCGTCAATTCGATGATCTTGAGCGCCACGAAAAGCAAGCAATCGCTACGGCTGCGGGAATTTCTGATATGTCCAAGGCAGCCAAATTGTTCGGCGGCACCAATAAAGAATTCGCCGAGAACGCCAAGTCGATGAAGGAACTACAAGAGAAGGCCGCGAAAGCCCAGAAAGTATCAGAGAAGTTTAGTCAAGCAATGATGGCCCTCGCTATTGCTGCAGCCCCGCTGGTTGATATTTTCGCATTTTTTGCCGATGTTCTTATTATTATGATGAATCCACTAGGTGAGATAAATCGCCTTCTCGGCGGCTCTGAAGGCCTCACAGCATTCCTGGGCGCCGCGACGATAGCCGTGATGTCTATCGCCGCTGCAATGAAGATTTACACAATTGTGATTGGTAAAGCTGCTGTTGCAAATTTGGCTTTTGGTAGCACAATGGCTGTTGCCTTCGGCGCAATCATGGCCGGCGCCGCAGCCTTCGGTATTATGTACGTGCTCCTCGAACAAATCGAAGATTGGGCCGGAGCCGGCCCAAAAGCAATCGCCGGCGGCCTGCTGATAATTGCCGGTGCAATATTGGCAGTTCGAGCAGCGATGGGTGACTTTAGCGCTTTCGGTGTCGCTGCAGGAATCGGCGTGATGGTGGCCGGCATCGCAGGAGTCGCGACAGGCCTGGAAGCCTATGACAACGGCAAGCTAGCAGGACAAGAGGTCCCTGGCGGCGTGGGTCTTGTGGCAGAAAAGGGCCCCGAGAAAATGAAGACCAAGAATGGTCAAGAATATATGGTGAACAGTCCCTCTGTGGTCCCGCTGGGAAGGGACGACGAAGTCACAAGCCGGCAAGATACTGCCGCAGCTGCTGGCGGTGGCGGCGGTGGCGGGTTGGAGCAGACGGTCGCTTCTTTGGCGGCCGTAGTGGCCGACTTAAAATCTGCCGTTACGAGTGCCAATGAGTCTTTGGGCGAGTCGCAGACCCCGGTACAGGTAGTAATGAATGATAAAGTAGTCGGCGAAGCAGCGCTGACGGCGGTGAAAGGCGCCTTGAGATTGGGGAGGTAATTAATCATGAGTAGCAAAGGAACACACGCAGCATTAAAACTAAGACATATGTCATCTGGCAAAAGAACAAACCTGCCGGTGGTGGTAAAAAGCTATACACAGACCGCAAAACCAAGCTTTAATCTCACTTCAGTATATGGGCGCCCAGACCCCATTGTAACATATCAGAATACCAAGAGGACCTTTCAATGTACAATGCATACATGTCCATTTACAGAAAAGGATAAGATTCCGACAGCGGACCTCCCGAATTTCGTTGATGCCGGCGGTGCAACCGAGTGGAACAAATCGGTCGCTGCATCTTTGGGTGCAGTATATCAAATGATGTATGCGCAATTAGAATATAATAAAGAAGGCGGCGTGCCGGTTTATTTAATTAAGGGCCCCCCACTTTTAGAAATCACAATTGCGGGAATTTTAAATCCGGGCGCAGGCCAAGCCAGTATAATTTTTGTGCCCGAAACCTTCCAGGTAATTAAACTAGCAGACACAAACAACCTTAATATTGTCATGACGGGCCCCGAAGATTTAAAGTTTTTGGTGCCGGCGGATGGTTATTCATTTCAACTGGGGGGTACCATCCTCCATAAGAAGGTCCCACCCGGGTTCCTTCAACAGGATGGCGCCGGCATCCAGTTCAACGATCAAACTTTCCCGTTTGGGGTCGCAGCTAGTTTTGAAGGTTAAGGAGATTGATTATAATGGCCAGCAGATATATTAATACAAAGTTTTTTAAAAACAATCTTAGAATATATGATAGTGTATTTGAAGACAGAGGGGTGAAATATATAAATCAATATATGACATCTAAATTTAAGAATCTCACAGCTGACCAACGCGCATCTATTCATGTTACTAAAGTAATGTGGCAACCCGGAGATAGGCTTGAGAGATTAGCGTCCCGGGCATATGGCGACGGCTCGTATTGGTGGATTATTGCGCGCTATAACAATAAACCTACAGATGCTCATTATACGGTGGGAGACGAAGTACTTATCCCAGGCCCCTTTAGCCTTATAAGATCGTTTTACATAGGATAGACACAGAGTAAGATATGGCAGAAACAGCTTCAGAAGAATTAATTGATGACGCAATTCGGCTGGGAGAAGATTACGATCAAGATACCCTTCAATTAACTTATAGAAAAAATGCGCAACAGGCGCTCCTTTTTTGTTCGAAAACGGTGGCCTTGAAAAACCAAAATTTTTATACCGGTGCCGACACGACTCCGATGTCCCTTCCCACTAAGGGATATGAGGCCGAGTTTGCTAAGGGCCTAGCTGCCGGCGAGACGGAACCTGAGCGATCCTGGCTTTCGGGCTACAGAAACATCGTCCCGGTGAAGGCGGGCGAATACCCGGCGGATTCGTCAGTATCTTTACTGGCCACACGCAGTATTTTAGCAAATCAGTTTTTTACTTTTGAACTAACATCAGCTCAAATGGCTGCGTTAGTGCCCGAAATTCGCATTTATAAGGTTGACTATAAAATAGATTCTAAAACTAAAGAAATCCTCACCAAAAACCCTACAAAGAGAGAGATCGTTTTTAACAAAAGCGTAACTCAAGGAGAGATTCAAATTTTAGAAAGCTATGGAGGAAATTTAGGATCCGCAGGAATTGAGTCTTTTTCTTGGGCTCTTAAAGGTGTCAACCCCGCCGAGGTAGATAGTAATATCGAGGCCTCTTTAAAAATTTATTTTAACAACCTGGCGTCGTTCCAATCAATCCTGGACCACCAAAGATATGCAGCGACTCAAGCAGCAGTCTACACCGCGGCAACGGCCCCCGCTCTTCCCGCTTCCTTTCTGGATTTGATTACTTTCTCACCGCCCACTGAATTAAACACTAACCTTCCCTGCATTGATAAATACGAGCCTGAATTTTTTGAAGTTCTAGTAGAAGTGGGGTGGACTTATAGCGGTAAAAGTGGCTTGTTTAAAGACCACCAAAAGGATGCGTTGGACACGATGAAGGAAACGCTTTACCTAACGTTGACAGATCATGCATTTGATTTCAGAGAAGATGGATCTGCAACCCTTGAAGTTAATTATCGGGCCCGTACCACCTTTAATACTGCTAAGTATGATATTCTGGGGTATTCAAAAGATAAAAAGATAAAAAAAGAGATGGATCAGCTTGAGACAAGTTCCGAAGAATTAGATGAAGATGGATTGGCGCAGTCTAAGAAAGAAGAGATACAAGAACAGATGAAAAAAACAGAGTTCACGCTCCAGCACCTAACTAGGACGAAGACTCGCGAGCTGATGAATGCCCTAATCTGTTCGGCTTATACAGCCAAAATCCCAAAGGCCCTCATGTTTCATTTTGATACTGGGGACCAATCGATTGTGACGAACGTGTCGGATATGTTGGCCGCCGCGGCAGATCCAGAGCTTGGCGGTGATGCGGCCTTCGACACACTCCGACAGCAAGTTGTGGACGACTATGACAAAGCAACAGCAAGTGCAACAAGCATTTCCGTCGAGCGCGTTTCACAAAAGTACCTTGAGGACGACGACGACGGCGTCTTCACGACCTCAGCGGCCACGAATGCCACAACGAGCGGCCATGGCGCCGGCGGCGGCGCAGCCGAAGGCACCGGCACCTGGTGGAAGATCTTCACGGAGGCCCACGGTCTTGACAACAAGAAGTTTGGTCGCCTCAGTGAAAAAACAAAACTTAAGTTACAAGGAGCGACCACTGAACCTGGGCAAGAAAACGGTTATTTTTCAGTAGATTTTGTTTATTTAGGTGATATACTAGAGATTTTTTTTCAAACGGCTCCCATCTTGACTCTCCTCGGCGAACAGAAATTAGCTATTCTTCTAACGGATGTTGCTTTTTTGAATACCTTTGAGCTTTTATCAAAAATTGAGCTAAGAAACAAAAAATATGAGATAAACACCGGAGGCCAGTTTATACCATATAGTGCCCTCAAGTGCGCGACTAATAGTGCAGGCCCCGCATTCCGACGTAGCTTATATCATGAGATTAATCTGGCAAATATGCCCATTAATCTAGAAATTTTGCTAGACTTTCTGACTGACAAAATTGTGAAAAACAACAAGACTGTATATTATTTAGATAATTTCGTGAGTGATTTGTTTAATGAGCTTGTAAAGCCTCTTATAGCAGATACCGGCGTTATGGGAGTACCGATGAACCAGCCGGCTATGATAAACATCTCTCTTGATACCATCAAGGAGTCTCCTGTTTTCCCAGATTTTTATGATCAGGCCACCCCTGATGGAGAAGTGGTGGGATATTATGATCAGGCTCGCCTAGCACCCTCAACCACCGGCGTCATAGGGCGCCTTGGTTCTGGTTATAGTTTGTCAAATAACACACACATTAAGTCTCACAGGTCAGACCCAACGGATAACGCCCCGGGCAACGGCCCCTATGGATATGCTCAAATTGGATATCTCGCCAACTATCTTAAACAAGCCAATCCGGACGGCACGTGGGTAAAACCAGTTTTTCCCTCTAGCACAGACGTGACAAAGCAAGCGACCGTCAAAATTTATGGAATGATATCTCAAGCACAAGCTTTCAAGGGTAACTATCTGAGAAACCAGGAATATAATATATATAATTTTGTGGTAGGAATCGATGCCGGCCTCGTTAAAGCAGTTAAATTTGAACGCGTTGATCAAGAATATTTAAGAGAATCAAGAGTTTCGAAGTCTCGAAGCTTCGGCGCCGGCCAATTAAGAGAACTGTACCACGTTAATTTAACTTTGTATGGCAATAATCTACTCAAACCCGGTGGACTTATTTATGTAGAGCCTAATCCCATAATATTTGGGCGCCCAGTCGAGGAGCATTCTATTTCGCGTGTGCTGGGCTTGGGGGGATACCATCTGGTGGTAGATGTGAGTCATAACATTTCTAAAGATGGGTGGGAAACACAAGTTAAAGCTATGCATGTATCTATGCCCATCAGTGAGCCCGCAGAACCGACCCCCGGTACTTAACGCAACATATTCCGAGAAGGAGTCTAATTAAAACATGGCCGACGACCCCACCTTAGTAGAAAAATATTCTAAAGTAAGTCCTTATACGCTTACTCTTGATCGCAACTTTGAAGAAGTAGCATCCGACGGCTTTAGCGCCATTCTCCCTAACAGCGAAGCGCTGGAGACATTAAATAACTCATATCCGATGGGGAGAAATAGCGCCCCCCTAAAGATAAACTTTCTTCAGCGACAAAAATATAGAAATGCAAACTATTTTGATGCACCATCTAACCCTCTTCCCACTCCTCTTGATATGTTATATGATAAGGTTTTTTATGGTAAAGTCGATCGATTTCAAAATGTTATCATCCCCAAACAAGATTCTAGCTTGCTTAAGCATGCGTCGTCTAAAGAGAATGTGGTTGCCTTTAACTTCGTTGCGGACGCTTTTTTTCTATTAAAAAGGAATTTGAAGATAGCCGGAGACTCGGGCGGTATAGAAACAATTCAAACAAATTTATTTCAGATTGAAGCCTCTAAAGGATGGAGAAACCAGGTGGACACGTATAAGTCAGTCTTTAATCAATTGTGCGCTGCGTTTCAGAGTGTATATCTGACCACCCTAAGCAAAAAAGATTATAACAAAATTATTACTTTTTCTGATTATGTGGGCGCTTTCTTAAACTTTCTTTTGACCGGTGACCTCCGACCGCGTCCCGTTACATTAACAGCTTTTGTACTTAGTCCGCAGTCATCACCGGTTGCGTTGTCTGGGCTTGGACTTGAAATAGACCGGCTCGGGTATGGTAATGATTTAATGAAATATACTGGGTATATACAAGATGTTAATTTTTCATATTACGTTAAGGCCGCCCGAAAATTTGGGCTTTATGTAGATCGCAATGGACCTTGGCGTTTGATGGCAGATCCGTTGTCGCCTCCGATGGTTCAACTACGTTCGGCTTACCCTAATTCAAATGAAGATTTTTTTGATACATATTATGATAGAACCTATACTATGGATATTGACCTGTTAAAAGAAAATTTGTTGGCAACATATAATAATTTCGCTCGCGGAAACCCGAGTGTTATAGAAGCAGTCATCGGTACTGTGGCATGCCCCACCACACATTTCAACGAAATTGCGACTCGGGAACAAGTTTCTTTAGATTATATAAATAATTTAGGAAATGAATTTTGGTTTAATGCTTATCTGCGGATTCGAATGTGGGAATCTTCGGTGTTCTACAAGAACGCCTCGGTATTGGTCAAAGAGGCAACTAAGATCGCCCGGGCATATGGAGACGATCGTGGAGTGATTTATATCAACAATTTGTTTAAGCCCTATCTTTATGATGAAAGAATTTTTAATACCTTGACAAGACAGACCCAAACTGTTACAGTAGGGTCAGTGTTAGATGGGTCCACAGTCACTGTTGGTTCTGGGGCCCCCGGCACATATTAAGGAGCCGGTATGCTTTTCCAAGCATTAGATTTAAAATCAGATTGTGTAGGGTATTATGCCAATAATGCTATAAACCCCAATTGCCCCCTTCCCTTGGAGGGAGAAACATGGGAGTTCTCCCCTCATTTACGTGGCGATCACTACGAAATAGGACAGATATACAGCCAAGGAGCGACCATTACAGCCGTTTGTCCGGAGGAGTTGAGGCAAGAATGGGAGAATATCAAGAAGACTCTCAAATCGTGCCTCAAGGCCTTTAGAACATCTCATCTATCTTTGGATGAAAATTGTTTTTATGATGTTGTGCCTGAATACTTTCTGTATCAATACCTGGAGACAAAAAACAAGGTAACACAACATGTTTTGGATACTTACCCGCGCCCCAATAACTACGACCTTACCTATAACCTTCTAGAAATGCTTACGACGATTCGTGGACAACGCCTAAATGTTAATATTGGCTCAATTAAGCATTTGCTCACCTCTGTAAGAGGACAAAACTTTCAGCGTATGCTTCATACAGTTAAACATGTGTGCGACTATAACCCTTGGGGGACAATTACGGGCCGCTTGGCGGCAAACCCTAACAGTTTTCCAATCCTTACAATGAACAAGGAATTTCGAGCATGCATTCTGCCAAAGAATGATTGGCTTGTGGAGCTTGATTTCAACGCAGCAGAACTAAGGACGCTATTGGCGCTAGCGGGCGTAGAACAACCGAAGAACGACATCCATGACTGGAATGTAAAGAACGTTTTTGATAGTAAGCTGACTCGAGAGGAAGCCAAGGTCAAGACCTTCGCGTGGTTGTATTCTAGTAAGGAAAACAAGCAATTAGAGAGCCTTTATAACAAGGATTTAGTGCGAAATAAGTACTGGAATGGCTGTAAAATTGAGACAGATTATGGTAGAATAATAGAGAACGTAGATGAGCACCATGCGCTCAATTACATCGTTCAAAGCACCACAATCGACATGGTGCATGAACAGGCTTACAAAGTCTATGAGCTTTTGAAGGGGAGAAAGAGCCACATCGCATTTCTTATTCACGACGCCGTGTATATCGACCTCGCTGATGAAGATCGAAAAGAACTTATAAATCTCCTTGACACATTCAGGGAAACACGGTATGATATATTCAAGGTGAACGTCTCCGCTGGGAGAAACCTGGGAGAAATGAAGGAACTAAAATTATGAAGAACAAAGTGATAGATATAAACGCGGCCAAGTATCATATGCCGTCAACAACGCACTACACCGAGGGTGTCCGTGAAGTCGATGGAGTCGCAGGATTCATCAGGAACGAACTACTTGGGGTGCTTGAGGAGACTGCCCTGGCATTTGACTACGACTACCAAGAACTGACCGTCGGAGACGTGTTGGAGTATTTGGTGGCACGGGAAGAAGAGCGTCAGCAGTGAACAAGATTTACCAGAAGCTAGTCAGGGATCGTATTCCCGAAATCATTGAGGAGACCGGCAAGGAATTCTCGGTGTGCCAAGTAAAGGACGATCGCCTCAAGGACTACGCCATGAAGAAGCTTCAAGAGGAAGTTCAGGAATTCGTTGAGGACCCCTGTGCTGAAGAGGCTGCAGACATTATGGAGATCTTCCACTTTATCTGCGATCGCCTAGGCATCAAAGACAGCGAAATTATGGCCCAAACTACCGCGAAGCGTATTATGCGCGGCGGCTTTGATATGGGTTTTGTTTTAGAATGGGTTGAGGACTAATGATAGTTGTGGGCTTAGGGAAGGCCGGCTGTAACATTGCGAAAGCTTTTTCAAAGTTTCCGCAATATGAGACCTATGGTATAGATACAGTTCCTGAAGCAGATATCACAATTCAAAAAAGGTCAAACCACGAACAATACGATAAGCATTTTCCTAATCTTAAGAAGAAACTTAAACTTACCGATGAAGAGATTTTTGTTATTGTCGCCGGCGCGGGCAATATTTCTGGCGGAAGCCTTCGTCTTTTAGAACAGCTAAAGAACAATAAGACAACAGTTGTTTATATTGAGGGCGACCTGAGTATCATGTCAGAAATACAAAAAAAACAAGAGAAGGTAGTTAGCAGCATCTTGCAGGAGTATGCCAGATCTGGTAAGGTAGAAAGCATTATAATGATCAGCAACTGTGAGCTGCAGAAAACCATTGGAGACATCTCCATTATTGGTTACTATGATACACTCAATCAAGCTGTGGTTAACACACTTCACATGATGAATATATTTAAGCATAGTGAACCAGTTATTGGAAATTTTATTGTACCCTCCGACCTGAGTAGGATCGCTTCTATCGGAATTGTAGACTTGCACGAGGAAGAAGAAATAGAAAAGTGGTTTTATGACTTGACAAACGTGCGTGACGTGGTATACTACTATGGTATCAACGAAGAAGACTTAAGGAACGACGGCACTTTGTTTAAAAAAATTAATAACTTTATTAAAGCTAAGGTCAATGACCGTGTCAACGTTTCGTATGGAGTATTTAAGACCACCTATGATCAAAAATATTGTTATTGCATTCAGTATTCATCTATGGTACAATCATATAAAGAATTGATAGACGATCAGGATATTAGCTGATCGTACTTTAACCCAACTATAAGGAGATAAAAATGGGTATTAACTTAGATAAGATGAGAGAGAAGCTCTCGTCACTACGCGGAGAAGGAAACTCCTCAAATGACACATTCTGGCGCCCCGAGGACGGGGACCAGACTATTAGAATCGTTCCGACAGCGGACGGAGACCCCTTCAAAGAGATGTGGTTTCACTACAATGTCGAAAAGGGCGGTTTCCTATGTCCAAAGAGAAACTACAGCGACGAATGTCCTGTATGTGAGTTCGCCTCACAGTTGTGGCGCGAAGGCGCAGACAACAACGATGAGC